GGAGGACTAGCAGGTCCTAAACCAACAGCATTTGCAAATGTATTATTAGTTTCAGATGAATTATAAGCAACTTTACCTTCAGCAGTAGCAGTCCAAATATTAACAACGGAATCAGCAGGTAAAATAGTACTGTTTGTAGTAAGATAATTATTCATTAAAGCTACCATAGCATCTAATTCAGTTTTCATGAGATCATAAAGATCACCATCAGGATTGGCAAAATAAGCAGAGGTTGAAGTAGTTTTACCAGCAACATAATTTTCATATAAGCAAGTAAGAACTTTTAAGATTTTTTTTTGTTCATCAGGAACAGGAACACAACATTTTTTTGACATATATTATAATTTAAATCTATATAATAATTTAATTTTGGGTGGAAAAAAATTATTTTAAAGTATTAATGACATTTTCAATAAATGTTTCAATATGTATAATATCTCTTCTCCCTTTTGATAACCTATATTCATATAGAGAAGCATAATTAATTATTTTAAAAATTTTATCTTTAGGATAATTTGAAATTTTAATTAAAATTATGTTCAAAATATCTTTTATAATTATTCCAGATGTAATACCAGTAATCATCATTTTATAAATATAATCTCTTATAATTAATATATCATGTTTATTGAAAATTTCATCGATTAAAGAATTTAAAGCAGTTTGATAGCAATTTGATATTTTTCCGCAATATTTATACATATCTAATTTCCAAAGTATATCTTTCAAATTACCATTTGATGTTTCAACAATATTTGTTAACACATTAAAATTTAAATTTATTCTTTCTAAAGATGCTATATTAAATGTCCATTTGACTAATTCTTCTTCTGTTTGAGTAGGAACATGAATACAAAGACATCTGGATCTTAATGGTTCAATTACTTTTGAAAGAGAATAACACCACATTATAAATCTACAAGTTTTTGAATATTTTTCTATAGTTCTTCGTAAAGATGTTTGAGCATAATATGATAAATTATCCAAATGATTAATTTGAACCATTTTAAATTCTCTACTTGATTCAAAAATACATAATGGATATCTTCTAGCATATTCTTTAACAATATCTTGAATTAAATATCTGTCAAAATTATTATTTCCAGGTTCTATAATAATATGATGATCACTTTGTTTAACTATTACTTCATTCTCAATATTTCCAGAACTAATAACATTGTATTTAGAATCATCTAAATTATATACTGATTTATCAAAAATTTGTTCAAGAAATAAATTAATTAATGTTTTTTTTCCAGAACCTCTATTACCATAAAAAATTATATGTGGTAAACAATCATCACTACTAATTGTTTTTAATTGATTTAATATTTCTTTATGAAAAAAACATTTGGATGGTAAACTTGATTTCCAATCATTATTAGTTTTACCAACCATATCATAATAATAATCATCTAATGGATCAATTATATCTGCAACATTACCTGGAATATATTTATCAACTAAAAATTCAATCCCAAAATCTTGATTTGTATCACAATTATTATCGTTATCATTATCTATATTTTCATTATTATCTATTTTTTTATTTTTTTTTACCATTTCAATATTAAATTAACTTGTATATATTTTAAATATATTAATTATAATATTCAAATTTTTACAATAATTTAATTTAATATAACCATAGTATATATAAATTAATTATGGTTAAATTAAAATTAGGTTATGGAGTTGGATTACCATTGGATAATAATGAAGAAATTCCAGAATATGTCATTGATAATATTAAATTAATTAAAACCCTATCAAAAAAATTCAAATGTATTCAAGTTATGTTTTCAAAATTAAAATTATCATCTGATGATATAACTCAAATCAAATCAATTCTAAAATATTACAAAGAAATTTATGTTCATGCCAGTTATCAAATAAATATGGGAGCAGATTTAATTCCTTCTCAAATAGATTTGTATAATACAGGAATTGAAATATTTTTAAATGAAATAGAATTGGCTAAAAAAATTAATGCCAAAGCTATTGTGGTTCATATGGGTAAAAATGTTTCTAATCGTTATGACCCAATACACATCTATAATAATATGGTTAAATTTATTATAGAATTATTTAAAAAAATTAAACAAAAAAAAATAACACTAGATATTTTATTAGAAACTCCTGCTGGTCAAGGCGGGGAAATGTGTTGGAATTTAGAAGATTTTGTTGATTTTATTACAAGATTTAAATCCCAATCATTTTATTCCCAATTAGGTGTTTGTATTGATACTTGTCATATTTTTCAAGCTGGATATGATTTAAATAATTCAAAAGAAATTAAACGAATTCATCAGATATTATTACCTATTCAAGATAAAATAAAATTAATACATTTAAATGATTCATTTCATCCAGTTGGTTCAAGAATTGATAGGCATGAGCAAATAGGTTTTGGTCAAATTCAAACAAATCAACTGATTAAATTCATAATCCCCTATAAATCAGTTCCAATGATTTTAGAAACTATTGGTCCATATGATGAACAAATAAATAATATAGAAAATTCATAATTCGTATAATAAAATTTTTAAAATATAATTTTTACATAAAAACAATATATAAACAACATAAAAATATATATGGATTTTATGATTATTTTTTTAATATCATTTATTATAATTTTGATATTATTATACTATGTATCAATAATACCAATTGATAGTGTATTAGATAGATTTACAAATAAAATTCCAGTAATAACAGGATTTTTTATAGGTGGTGGTTTATTATTAACTTATTATATATTTAATATAAGTGTTGAAAATATTAGAAAAGATTTAACTTATAAAATTATTGATAGAGGTTGGTTAAATATTAATCAAAAATTTATGGAAAATTATGGAAAATGTCCTAATTTTATAGAATCATTATATTTTTCTTGGCAAAAAAATAATTTGGAATTTAAAATTTCAAGTCAACCCGTAAATAAATATGATGATTGGTATGCAGTTAATTATTTGAGTATTTTAATTTTTCAATCATTTGAAGATTATCTTATAGTTCAAGAACATGATGAAACAGGTGATTACGTTTGGATTAATAATTATTTACAATGGGTTAATTCTCCTATTTTGGAAAATAGATGGAGTGTTCTTAAAACAAATTTTGCTAAAACAACTATTAAACTAGGAGATTTATTATTTTCTTCAATTAAAAATAAAAATATTAATAATGTTGCTGATTTAGCAAATCTTGCTGATTCTATAGTTAATTCTGAACAATATAAACAAATAGTTTATAAGAGAAATTTAATATGAATAATTTTATGCACAACTCTCTGCATTACATCTCAAACTTTGATTTGAATTTACAGATATTCCTGTAGTACTATTGGTATATTTAATTGAAATAGATGTACCATTATCCAAATGAATAATTTTCCATGTTTTTATTTTATTGTCTAATGTGTTTTGGATTAAATTATTTATATTTATATTTGTTAACTTAATATTATTTAGATAATTATGTAAATTTTCATAAATTAAAATATTACCTTTATAAAAATTATTGGATATTCCATTTGGATAAATTTCAAAAAAACAAATATCAATTGGTATTCCATTATTATTTGTAATAAAGTTTTTTATAACAAAATTTAATTTATACAAATTAATAGTTTCAAAAATATTTGTAAAATAAATTAATTTATATATATTATCATTCATGTAATTTACAATATTTATATAGTTAGTAATATTTGGATTTTTGAAAAAAATATTAATAATTTTATTGTATTCTTTTTTTTTATTGATGTAATTTATTATTTTAATAAATTGAATATTAATATCAGAATTTATTTTTATTATTTCTTTTAATGTATACATTATGTTATAGTAATGATATATAACATAACTAAATATAAAAATATTTTTCATTAATTTAAAGTTTATTTAATCAAATCTTACCCAATCAATAGGTTCTAAAATAACTTCACCCAATATTTCCCAAATATTTTCAATTGTTTTTGCTTGAAAATTTCTATCAAATAATGTAGGAAATTTATCAATAATTTCATCCAGGTCTTTTTGATTTTCTTTTGGACATAAAACCAATTTGGCACCTGCTTTTTTAGCCCCAAAAATTTTTTCTTCTAATCCACCAATCGCAGTAATGTGACCTTTTAAATTAATTTCACCTGTCATTGCTATTTGATTTGAAACTTTTACCCCTGTTAAAAGTGAAATTAAACACGTTGTAATTGCACCACCAGCACTTGGACCATCTTTAGGGGTAGCACCATCTGGACAATGAATATGTATTCCAGTATCAACAGAATCTTTCCATCTTTCATTTAATCTTGATTTAATATAATCTGGCAATATTCTCCAAGCAACAGACCTTGCTACACTCATTGATTCTTTCATTACATCACCTTGCATCCCTGTCAAATTAAGACTTAGTTTGTCAGCTGATGGAATCCAACAACACTCGATTGGAATTAATCCACCTACTCCCAAGTCATTAGCCCATAATCCATTAACTATTCCAATCATTGGTTCTGGATTAATTTTCAAATGTGTAATTTTATGTTTTTTCTTTAAAAAATCTTTTTCTATCATATCTTCAGTTAAAGTTATTTCATTAGGAATATTAGTATCTCTTGGACGTTTTTTATTTTTATTTTTATGGTTACTATAATTATTGGTAGCAACCCAATCATTATTTCCTTCCAATTTTCTTAAATTTATTTCTAAAAATACATCATTTAACAATTCTTTTAATTTTCTTACACCTCCTTCATTTGTATATGTATCAATCATATATTCCAATAATTCATTAGAAATATTTAATTTAATATCATCCAAACCAATTTGTTTAATTAATTTAGGAATTAAATAATCTTTAGCAATATTAATTTTATCTAACATCTTATATCCTTTTACTCTAATAATTTTCATTCTATCTCTTAAAATTCTAGATATTTTATGTTCTTCATTAAATGAAAATATAATTATTGCTTTGGAAAGGTCAAAATTTATTCCACCAAAATATTTATCATTAAAATGAGAATTTTGTGTTGAATCTGTTAAATGCATCAAAATATTTATAATTTCTTCACCTTTTGCTGTTTCTGAAACTTTATCCAATTCATCAAAATAAATTACAGGATTCATACATTTAGCTTGTTGTAAAATTTCCACAATTCTACCATGTTGTGAACCTTCATAGGTAAAGTCATGACCCTCTAAAAAACTAGCATCTGTTGCACCACCTAAACTTATAAAGGCAAATGGTCTTCCTAATGCTTTTGATATTCCATCTTGAATTAAGGCTGTTTTACCAATACCTGGAGGACCTTGTAAAGCAAATACATTACCACCTTCTTGAGGATTAGTAATTGTGTGTGCCATAATTTTAACTAATTGGTCTTTAGTTGCTTGATGTCCATAAACTTCTGAATCCAATAATTTTCTAACACCTCCAAGATATTCTCTAATTTTATCTGTAGAATCAGATTTGCTTACAGGTGGTTTAATATAAACACCAAATGGTATACTCATGATTTTATTTATCCAATTTTTTAATTTGGAATCACCAAATGGTTTACCTTCCATTTGTTGAATTCTTTGAAGAATTAAACTTTTATTGGATTCTACCATTTCCATATCAAGTACCTTCATATAATTGGGTCTTTTATCTTCCAAATCCATTTGGTTATTTATTTTTTTTAATTTATCTATATAATCAAGTTTTAATTTTTTATCTAATGTTTTAAAATATTTTAGTCCAGATTGATGTGATTTATTGTCTTTATCATATAATTCTTTAAATTCATTATCTAATTTAGAACCAACTGAATTTGATAAATTTCTTTCATTATTTGCGGTTCCAAATAATATATCGAAAATATTTGGTTCATTTGTTTTAGTATTGGTATTGTTGTTATTGTTGTTATTTTTATTTTTTTTATTATATTTTGTAATGAATTTATTAAAATTAAATTTATTTTTATAATATTCTATATCATCCATCATTAAATTGTAAAGATTTTTACATTCGGATAAATTTTTATGAAATTGACGCAAGTTTCTATATTTGGATGGATTTTTACTGTATTGTTTATATTTTTTATTCATAGTTATAACTTTGGAATTAAATTTTTTTGCTATTTCTTCTGGTTTTGCTTTAGAATTATGTCTTTGTATTTTTTTTAATAAATTTGAAGAAAACTTTTTTGGATTTAATGTATCTAATTCATTTTCACTATCGGATGAATCTGATGAATTAAAATAATTAATATCTTCTGTTTTCATATTCGAATCCACAATATCATTTTTATCATCTTGATTATCTTGATTATTTTCATCTTGTTGATTATCTTGATTATCTTCATCTTCTTCTTCATAATCTTCATTATCTTCATTATCTTCATCGTCTTCATCATCTTCTTCTCCA